AGGCGCGCTCGGCCAGGTCAGCCGCCGGCGCGTCGGTCTGCGCGACGGTTCCGCCGGTGGCCCAGGACGCTAGGCGCTCGCCGGTGGCCCGGCCGACCGGGTGCCCGTCCATGAAAGCCGGCCGGTGCTGGTCCTGCAGCTTGAGGAAGATCGGCACGCCGGGCGCCGTCGGGGTCAACAGCAGGCTCAGCGTCAACTCGTAGGGGAAGCGCTTCTCGCAGATCGGCGCCCACCGCTCGTTGATGGGCCGGTCCTCGGCCGGCACGATGACGGTCTTGGTGCGGCCGTTCTCGGTGACCTTCTTCATCAGCATCTTCTCCTCCGCCCGCAGGCAGAAGATCAGGTGCGCCCGACACTGCAGCATGCGGTTGACCATGCGCTTGTGCTTGGCCTTGGGCTCCTTCCAGGCGCCGACGGATGCCTTGTCGGCGGCGCGGTCAGGGTCGAACTTCCACCCCTTGTCGGCGCAGGCCTGCCGGTCGCGTTCGACCGCGGCATCGACCAGCACGTCGTGCATGTCCTGCAGGCCGCCCTCGCCCTCGTACTCGTGAGAGAAGCTGTCGATGACGATGACGTCGTAGCCGGCGGCGTCGGCGGCGACCACCGCCTCGATGTAGGCCTCGGGGGAGAACGGCGGGCGCATGTCGCCGTGATCGAAGCGGAACCGGTCGGCATAGTGCTTCATGCGTCCGGCCTCGGTGTCGATGCCGGCGATGCGGCCGCTCGGGCCCGCGAGCCCGGTGGCCAGTTCCAGCGCGGAGAAGGTCTTGCCGGAGCCGGACGCGCCGGCGATGCCGATCAGCAGCGACACGCGGTCGCGAACGGCGGGACGAAATTCGATGGGCATGGTCTTCACGCTCCCAAGGCGGTGTTGTGCGGCGCCTGCCACGCGATCAGCGCGTCGCGGTCGGCGGCGTTGAGGTTGGCGGCGCGGTCGTTGGCCGGGCGGCGCTTGCGCTCCTGCTGCTGCTCCGACCACTCGGTGTGGCGGTAGCTCACCCAGCTGGGCGGGTCGATCAGCACCACGTCGCTGCTGTAGGACGGCCAGACGCCGGTGCGCTCGCACTCGGCATAGACCCGCACGGCCTCGTCGATACGCTCCAGCGCGTAGTGCAGCGTGGCGTTCGTCGGCTTGGCGACGGTCACGAGGTACGGCGGCTTGGTCGCCTGGGCGATCCACAGCCACTCGGGCGTGACGCCGCACAGCGTCTCGTGCCCCTCGATGTAGAGCGCGGCCTGCACGTGGTGCCAGTTGTCGAAGACGCGGGCGCGCACGGCGTCGGGGTGCACGTTGCCGGTGGTTTTGTAGTCCACCAGCAGCCGGCCGTCGTCGGCGCGCCAGTCAGGGCGGTTCTTCACCAGCACGCCGTGCCGCCGCTCGCGCCAGAGGTACGAGACTTCGGAGCGTCCGGCGGTGAGCTGGTCGCCGACCTCGGCCTTGAAGCGCTCGTTCATCGCCAGCGCCGTCTCGACGTGCTTGGTCAGCAGCGGCACGCGGTCGTCTGCCAGGGCGGCGGCGCGCGCCTCCTGTGCCGCCTTGGTCTTGAAGTCCTTGGCGTCGATCACGGCGACCTTCTCCGCCCACAGCGCGGGCTCCAGGTTCATCACGTGCGCCGCGCTGCCGATCAGCATGTCGGCGCTCGGGTCGCTCTCTTCCGGGGTGTCCTGCTCGTGCCGGTAGATGGCCGGGCACTCGGTGATCAGCGTCTTCAGGCCGGACGACGACAGGGCGCGCGCCGCGTGGTAGTCGGCGGCCGGCACGTCGAAGTAGATCCCCGGCTCAAGCTTCGAAAATTCGGGCATTGCGTCCTATCCTGGGAAAGCTTATGTTGCACACAACTGGTGGGGGCGCCGGTGGCAGTCAGCAGGCTATATCTGGAACTGGTTCGTGCTCTGGACGCGCGTCGGAAGGCGCTCGGCTGGTCTATGGCTCGCCTGGATGACGAGGCGGGCACCCAAGACGGCCACTTCGCAAAGTGCCTGCACGCAGACGCGCCGAGTGGCCGACAGGCGCAGTGGCAGACGCTGGAGCTGTTCGCCGACGCGCTGTTCCGCAGCGGCGCCAACGTGGTGCTGACGCCCAGCAACCGCACCCGCCTGCCCAAGCCCGCCAACGACAGCGCGCCGGTGCAGCTCGACCTCGACTTCGACGTCGCCGGCCAGCACGTCACGCTGGTGCGCTGGCACCGCAAGCGCCAGCCGCCGCGTGGCTACCGGGTTCGGCCTCGTCGTCGGGCGGCGTAGCATCTCCGTCACTCCGCGGCTTGGATCTGCCGGAACGCCATGCCGCCGCGGGCCATCTCCGGCACGTTGGCGGCGACGTGCGCTGCCGACCAGGGCGGCGAGACGCTGTTGCCGCACATCCGGATCTGCGCGGCCTTGGAGAACCGCCGGCCGTCGTGGCCGCGGTCGATGACGTAACTGTCGGGGAAGCCCTGGGCGCGGAACAGCTCGCGCGGCGCCAGCATGCGCATGCCGATGTCGGCGATCTGCCAGGGCTCGCCGTGCACGGTGACCAAGCCGAAGCGCGCCTTAGTCGGGATGGTGTGCAGCGGGTCGAGCGCGTCCTGGTCGGTGCCGCCCTCGCCGTAGTACTTGGTCAGGAAGGCGCGCACCTCGGCGATGTGCCCGCCGCCGCGGTCGCCGCCGGTGGTGACGGTCGGCATGGGCTGGTCCGGGTGCAGGCCGTCGCGGCAGGTGCCGTACAGCTTCATCAGGCTGGCGGCGGCCAGCATCTGGTGCGAGCCGGTGTTGAGGATGGTGGAGGTCGGGCCTTCGACGTGGTGGCCGACGACGCCGGTATTCTGTTGGACCATCCAGGGAGCGATCAGCGTCAGTCCCGCGCCGCCCGCTGTCACGGTGTGGGTTGGCTGATCCGCCTCGTTGAACGGCTTCTCGGCGTTCCGCATCGTAGCTAGGTAGGGCGCAACCAACACCTGATCCGCCTTCGTGGTGGCGGTGTTGACCGGATCTTCCACCGCCTTCGGTGGCGACTGCCCAGCCCGACCGCCGCACCCAGCCAGATACGGCGCGACCAGCGCGAACTCGCCGCCGTTGGCCGTGGTGATGGTGCGCAGCGCCTCGGTGACCGGGTGCGAGCGCGTGTCGCCGCCGTGCGTCACCGGGATGATGAACGGGTGCGGGTGGTCGATGACGTAGCGCTTCAGCCCGGCGAAGATCCGCCGCAGCGTGTTCTCCTCCAGCGGGCGCTTGATCCGGAGCGCCTTCGCCTCCTCCTTGGACAGGAAGATGGATGGGCACGGGATCGACCAGTCGATGACATCGGACGCGGCGGTGCGGTACGGCAACAGCCGGCCGGCCAGCACCTCCGGATCGGTGGGCGCGCCGTGCGTCGGCTCCGGCCAGACGATGGGGCGGCCGTCACAGCGCGCGATCACCGCCAAGCGCTTGCGGATCGTCGGCGCGCCGTAGACGCAGGCGCGGCTTTCGCGCCACTCCACCTGATAGCCGAGCCGGCGCAGCTCGCGCACCCACTCGGCGAAGGTGTGGCCGCGCCGCTCCGGGCAGGGGTGCCCGGCCTCGGTCAGCGGCCCCCAGGTGACGAACTCCTCGACGTTCTCCAGCATGATGACGCGCGGGCGGATGTGGCGCGGCAGCTTGGCGTAGGCCACCACGATCCAGGCGAGGTCCCGGATGTGCTTCTTGCGCGGGACGCCGCCCTTGGCCTTCGAGAAGTGGGTGCAGTCCGGCGAGAACCAAGCGAGCCCAATCGGGCGCCCGGCCGCGACGAGCGCCGGTTCCGCCTGCCAGATGTTCTGGCACCAGTGCTTGGTCTCCGGGTGGTTCGCCATGTGCATCGACACGGCGTCCGCGTCGTGGTTCAGCGCCTCGTCCGGGCTGCGGCCGAGGGCGATCTTGATGCCCTCGCAGGTGCCGCCGCCGCCGGCGAAGCCGACGACGATGATCTCGTCGGAGCTGGGCTCGCGGTGGGGAGCGCGCCTCGGCCGCATCGGGAGGTCAAAGAGCAAGCCGTCCATCAACTTCGCCTCCCTGGCCCCGGCGGGGACCCGCATCCCCGCCGGTTGCGCCAGCGAATTGCCGGGCCACCTGCCCAGCTGTTGTGCCCCCGACTTGCGGCGCGGGGGCTCGGCCGTCTCGGGAATCACGCCGCGTTGGTGGCGCGCGGCTCGTTCGTGTTGGCGGGCGACTGCTGGTTGACGACCTTGTACGGACGGCAGCCCTCCCACGGCGGCGCCTGGGTGCTCTTGCCCGCGGCCGGGCCGGCGAGCACGAACACCTGCCGCCAGTTCTTGCGGAACACGTGCACCTCCAGCAGCCCGGCGCGGGCGAGGCGCGGCACCATGTCCTTGCCCTTGGCAACCTGCTTGCTCAGCTGGTCGCCCGTCGGGCAGCGCAGACCGGTCATCGCCGCGCCGCTGATGATCTCCAGCGTGCGCGCGCCGTGGCGGCGGTCGGTCGCCGGCCAGCCGGCCGGGATCAGGTCTATGTAGCTGGACATGCTGTCCTCCCTCACGCTGCGTTGGTGGAGCGGTCGCTGTTCGCCGGCGCGGCGATGCCGTCGGCGGTGGTGACGTGCCGCGCGACCGCGTGCTCGTAGGTCGGCGTGGCGGGCTGCATGCGCTGCCAGTACCGGAGCTGGTCCATGCAGGTCAGGTAGCTCCGCACCTCGCCCAGCAGGTTGTGGCGCAGCGCCGACGCGGTTAAATCGCGGCCCTCACCGGGGACATCCACCGTCTGCCGCCCCGTGTCGCGCAACTCACGCAACGCGCGGTTCCAGCGCCGGGCGGCGTCGCGGCTCTGCACCGCCCGCCACGTCCAGCGCGCCCGCATCAGGCGGGCGATCTGCTCCTGCGTCAGGTCGGCGTTCGCGCGGCGCTTCATCTCGGACGGCCGGGCGGTGTGCGCGTGGTCGTTCTGCAGGTCCAGCAGCTCGGCCGGCAGGTACGGGTACACGCCGTGGTGCACGCAGTGGGGATCGGGGCAGGTGCAGCGCATGGCGCCCTCACGCGATCGCATCGGCCAGCCGGCCGCGGTGGTAGCTCAGCGCCAGCTTGGCGGCCTCGACGCGGAGCCGGTCGGGCTTGTCGGCGCTCAGCAGCGCGTCCAGCGCCTCGACCGCCATGTCGGCCTCGTCCAGGCGCTCGCTGAAGGTCTTCGGGGTGTCGGCCATCGTCACGCCTCCCCGCGGGCTGCGGCGAGCGCGCGCACGGCCTGGGAATAGGCGTTGTTCAGGTCCAGGCCCTGCACCATGCCGTCCGCCCGCTCGGGCAGCTTGCCGACCGCGGCCACCAGCTTCTCCAGCGCCTCCAGCAGGTCCGGCGCGGCGGCGATCAGGATGGCGTTGGCGTTGGTCGCCTCGGGATCAAGAACGCCGTCGGCGTCGTAGGCCATGATGACCTCGCAGATCGTGAACGGCGTATCCCCGCCGGCCCGAACCCGGCCGCCACCTTCGATCCAAGGGCCTAGGGAGTGTTTGATGGTCTGCACGGGCTGCCTCCCTCTCGCCTCCCCAGAGAGCCCCGGCGGCACCGCGCCGCCGGGTAGGTCATCCAAGGGAGGAGCCGGCGCTTGCCGGCACCACCGAAGGCCCCACCCGTCGCCGGGTAAGGGGCCTGGAGCGCGCCGGAGCGCGGTGGAGGGATGGTGGTCAGCCGTAGCCGTAGCCGTCGCCGTAGCCGTCGCCGTCGCCGTAGCCGTCGCCGTCGCCGTAGCCGTAGCCGTCGCCGTAGCCGTCGCCGTCGCCGTAGCCGTAGCCGTCGCCGTAGCCGTAGCCGTAGCCGTAGGTCTGGCCCTGCTCGAAGGCGTCAGCCGTTGACATGGCCGCCCCACTTCTCCGGGTCGGCGTCGATGGTCATCACGACCGCCAGCTCGTGCGCGCGGATCTGCGGGCACTTGTCGATGATGGTGTTCGTCGTCGGGCCGCCGGCGGCGATCTCGCCCAGGCCATTCGTCGTGCCCCAGCGACGGATGACGCCGCCGCCATCGACCACCACCTCGGCGCCGTCGCGCCGGTAGTTGCCGACGACGACCCAGCCACGCTGCAGCACCACGATCTTCACGCTCTTGCTCATGTTCGCCTCCTGCCCCGCTGCCTGACGCCACCGCGGCGCCTGGGATTTCGGGGAACCACCGCCGGCCGGGGTAGCCCGGTGGGGTGGCTGAGAGGGACTGTACGACGTTATCGCACGCAGGTCAAACGCATAAATCGTACAGCGGCGCGGTGGGGTGCTCTGGCATGCTCGCTTTGGTGGCGCCCAAAGAGCGCTTGCGCATACCAGGATATACGATAGGGAGCGGCTATGCCTCAGGCGCGCCAGTACGGCACCGAGATGAGTGAGAGCTTTGCGGTGGGTGGTGCCGGCACAACCATTGCCTACGGCCTTGCAGGCAATGACACCATGACCGGAACCGATTCCGACCTGGATTTCTTCTTCGGTGGAACGGGGGATGATTGGATCATCGGCGGTTCCGGTGATTGGGTTATGGGCGGTGTCGGAGCTGACACGCTTTCGGGGACCTATGTCAGCGGCGGACCTGGGAATGATGTTATCCGAAGCGCCGGCATCGTGCAGTACAGCGGCGCACGCAGCGATTACTCGATCACCTGGGTTGATCAGATCGAGTATTACTCGTCGCGCGGATATTGGTCAGGGCACTGGCTCGTGACAGACCTGAGGGCCGGAAGCCCCGACGGCACCGACAAGCTGTACAGCTATTCTGCAATTACGTTCTCTGACACATCAGACTTCGCGAACACTACCACTACCGTTCCTGAGTCGCAGCAGACGAACGCCTATCGTTTCTACAATACGAAGACAGAGACGCACTTCTACACCACAGACCTGTCGGAGGTGAACTTCATCAGGTCGAACCTGCCGTCATTTTCCTATGAAGGGGCGCGCTTCCAGGTGCCGACCGGCCCGGACGCGGCCGGCGCCAAGCCGATGTACCGGTTCTACAACACGGCGGCCGAATCGCACTTCTTCACCTTTGACGAGAGCGAGCGCGACACCATCATCGCGACGCTCCCCAGCTTCACCTATGAAGGCATCGGCATGTACGGCTACACCGACAATGCCGTAGACGGTGCGCAGGAGATGTACCGGTTCTGGAACGAAGCGACTGGCCGGCACTTCTTTACAACCAGCGAGGACGAGCGGGACTTCATCCTCGATCATCTCCCGACCTTTCGGTTTGAAGGGCTCGCCGGGTGGGTGTTTACTTGATGTCGAGCGGGGCCGTCTTCACGAGCCGGCCCCGCCCCGCTAGGCGCTCATCAACTCCGCCTGTGTCATGATCCGATGGACCTTTTTGACGCCGGACGCCTCGTACTCAAGATCGTCGCGCATCGGGTTGTACTGCCGGCATACGTACTTCGTCGGGGTCTTCCTCAGCAGGCGCTTGATGTAGCAGAAGCCGGACCTGTCGTCGTTTCCGGACTCGTACATCTCAATGATCACGTCATCGCCGGGGCGTGCGGGCCTGCCTGGGTGAATGTAAACTAGATCTCCTTCCTCGTACCGCGGCCACATGCTGGTGCCGATCACGTAGACGCCGAACGCGCCCTGCACGCCGATCAGCCCCGGCGGACGCCTCACGTAATCGACGACCTGCCCGTTGAACTCGAAATCTGCGTCGTCTCCGCCGACGGCAACCCCATAAACCGGCACGTCTTTAGGCATCATCGAAGCTGGCGGAATTGGCACGGTTCGATTTGCATCCACGCTTGGCGGTTCTCTCCGCAAGAACGCGGGGATATCTACGATATCCTCTTCCGCTGCAATAATGCGAGGCGTGGGGGTGGCTGGCGCTTGGGCGGTCGGGGGCGCCCCCTGCGGCGGGGAGAGGTCTGACAAGCCGGCAAGAGCAAGTACATCCTCTAATGGAACGCCATATTCGCTGAGCACCTTGGCTATCTGCTTAGCCTTATCCACCGGCAGGTGCGGCTTCTTGTAGCGCCCCTCGTAGGTCGAGTACGTGGAAGCCGGCCATCCCAACTCATCGGCGAGCTCGCGTACGGACAGGCCAGCGCGCTCGCGCAGCGCCCTCAGCCTCGCCGGCACTTCCGATTTGAGTCTCTCTGGTGATCCGCTCATTTGCGCATGGTGTTCGTAATTGTCGAACGCCGTCCATGCGATTTGTGCGTTGAAATCCGTACGCATCAGTCGTACAGTCCGATCATGTCGTACGCAGCCACGATCATCGAAAAGCTAGGGGGCACGCGCAAGGTCGCGCGCATCCTAAGCCTCACCCCCTCGACGGTGCAGAGTTGGAAGGACAACGGGGAAATACCAGCGCCCCGACAGCGCCAACTACTAGCTGCCGCGAGGGAGCATGCGCTCCCGCTGGAGCCGTCTGACTTCTTCGACGCGCCCGTACCACCGTCATCCCCCACCACCGCGCACGCCGCGGAGTGATGCGCCGGCGCGTCTTGGCGCGCCTGGGTGACGAGCTGCGGGCGTGGGTGTGGGAGGCGCTGACCGATGACGAGCGGGCGCTGATCGTTCGCCGGGCGCAGGTCCGGAAGGCCATTGAACAGGCGGGCGGCCAGTCGCCCGGCAAGATCGGACAGGAGGAGGCGACGATGCGGAAAGGCGATCACGGCGGCGGAGCTGCAACCGGCCCCGGCGTCAGCACGGATTTCCACGCCATTACCACGCGGTGCAGTCTGCCGCCCGCCGGGCCGTCCCGCTACCGGGCATACGGGGAGGGTGAGGACGACGGCGGTACCTCTCTGGTGGGGCTGGCCTTCCAGATGCTGTGGGGCCTCGCCGCGGTGGTCGTCACCGTGGCCCTGCTGACGATGTTCGGGGGCTGACATGCGCTCAGCCCTCCCCGTCCGCGATCTTCTCCATCTCGTCGGCCAGCCGGAGCACGTCGGCGCCGCGCTCCGGGTACAGCCGGGCGAACAGCCGCATCAGCGTCAGCGCGGCATGCGCGACCTTCTGCGCTTCATCGGTGGGGTGTGACATGACCGCCTCGCAACTCTCTCTGATGCCGGCGCACGTGCCGGCGGATCGGCCGAAGGCGAAGGTGGTTGACCGCCCGCTGTTCGACCTTGACGCCCTTGATGCTGACGCCGCTGCACGGGCGAAGGGAATTGACAATTCCGCCCACGAGTTTCGCGGGAAGCCCGCCGAACGCGAGGAACGGCAGCGCTCGCTTGCGCAATTCCTGCGGCTGATCCTGCTGGCGAAGGGCGCCACGTCGGCGCACAAGCAGATCCAGCGCCTGATAGAGGCCGGCAGCGGCACCGCCTACCCGACGAACACCATCCGCAACTGGCTTCGCGGCGAGGTCGAGCCCGGCCACGACGCGTGGCACCACCTCCGCCAGACGTTCGGCGATGGCCTTTATGAGGCGGTGCACTTCCCGGCCTCTCCCGAAGCGGCCCGGTGGGTCTCTGACCTGCGCGCGGGGAAGGTGCCATGACCACCGCAGCGGCAACCGCGCACGCGGCGCAGCGGATGGTCGAGCGCTTCGGCCAGGAGCTGACCGCCGACATCGCCTCCGAAATCTGGATGCACATCGAGGCCGCCCGCCGCAGCGGCAACCGCGCACCGCTGGCCTGCCTGATCGACCGCCAGCACCACCACGACCACTACCGCGAGCGCTGGATCGTGTCGGCCGCCGGCACGGTGCTGCAGGTCGTCGTCCCCGCTCCGGTGCTGATCACGATCCTTCCCGCCAACGCGAAAGGGCTTCGGCCATGACCCCCGCCAACCAGATTTCCGCCGCCGCCGTCGTCCTCGCCAAGCACGCCCACAACTGGGCCGGCGTCGGGGGCGGGGCCGTCTCCGTCGATGTCGGCGGGACCATCGGCATGCAGCTGCCCGACCTGGACGCCAAACTGATCGGCTTCCCCGCGCTCGTGCAGCACCTGGCGCTCACCAGCGCCAACACCAACACCCCGGCGCCCGTGCCGGCCGTGTAACCCCAAGCCTGGAGGCTCCCATGTTGACCGAACTGAACGAGAAGGAACTGGTCCGCAAGGTCCGCGACGTGGTGATCGACACCACGAAGGCGGCCGTGCGCGACATCACCGGCGCCGAGATGCGGGAGGATGCGCAGCGCAACCTCCGCGACCGCGCCACCACCGTCGCCTGGGGCCTCGTGGACACCGCCGTCCGCGTCGTCGCCGGCGGCAGCCTGCCCGCCGTCACGCTCGTGCTGGAGGACGCCAGCCTGAAGGGCGCCGTGAAGCTGAAGGGCAACGACCTGACCAACGACATCGGCTCCATCGCCAAGCGCAAGGGCGCCGAGGTGGTGCTGGTGCTCGCCAGCGCCGCCGACTTCGACCAGCGCCGGCCGCCGGTGGTGATCGTCCCGGATCAGGCGTCGATGCTGGACGACGACGACGAGGGCGATGACCTGACGGAGGCCGCCGAGGACGACGCGACAGATCTGTCGACGAACCTGGACGAGCTGTTCACCGTCGTCGAGGCCCCCCCGGTCGTCGCCGCCGGCGACGCGGAGCCCATTCGCTCCTGGACCGTGCTCCACCGCGACGCCGAGGTGTTCGCCCCGAACGGCTCCGAGGAGTTCGCCAACGACTGCCAGGGCCACCTGACCGACACCGCGAAGGAACTGCAGCGCGACCTGACGGCCTTCGAGGTGCGCGACAGGGTGCTCGCCGTCGCCGGCATGCCGCAGCATCAGGACATCGGCCTCGCGCTCGCTGCGCCGTACACCCCCGAGGGCATCAGCGCCGCCGCCAGCGCGCCCGTGGAACAGCCCGCCAGCAAGGCCGGACAGGAGTCCGCTGCCGAGCACTACCACCCGCCCGGCTTCGTCGCCGCCGACGATAAGGGCCGACAGGCTCGCCGCGACGGCCTGGACATCACCGACTGCCCCTTCGACCGCGAGCGCGACCAGACCCGCTTTCACCTGTGGCGGTTCGGCTGGCGCGACGAGGACGGCAAGGCGGGTAACACCCCCGCGCCGGCCAATGACGAGGCCCCGCTGTACGGCGACGGCGCGCAGGGCCAGGACATCACGGCGTCGGCGGCCTGACCATGAACCGCATCGTCCTGGCGCTCGATCTGGGCACTTCCTGCGGCTGGGCCGTTCAGCGGCTTTCCGGCCGCGTCGAATCCGGCCGCGTGGTGCTGCCCGTTGGCGAGCGCCAGGGCGTGCGGCTTCATGCCTTCAGGCTCTGGCTGGCGGACCTGCACCGCCGGCTGGGGCACATCGACACCGTGGTGTGGGAACACGCGCACCAGCAGCAGGGCAGCGCCAACGAGGTGCACCACAACCTCGCTGGCGTCCTGCTGGACTTCTGCGAGCGCAACCGCATCACCGACTATCACCGCGTCGAGGTGGGCACGCTAAAGGCCTACGCAATCGGCGACCGCCGCAAAGCCGGCAAGGACCGGGCGGACAAGGACGACATGCTCGCCGCCGCCCGCGCGCTCGGCTTTGCCGTCCGCAGCCATGACGAAGCCGACGCCGTGCACCTCCTCCGCTACGAGATCAACGGCCAGCGTGAGGCGGATCTGCCGCGCCTGGAAGAGGCCCGGCGGAAGCGCCGGGAGCAGGCCAGGAAGCGCAACGCCAAGAAGCGCGCCGCCAACCAGAACCAACAGAGGGCCGCCTAATGCCCATTGCTCCCGAGAAGATCCCCCGCATCCGCGAGACCTACAAGCAGCTGGGCGCCGAGGTGCTCGCCGCCATCCACGGCGTGACCGCTGCCAGAAGCCCGCCAGCAAGGGAGACCAGCCGAAATGATGACGACCGAATCCACCGCCGGCTCCCAGAATGGCCGCGCCAATGGCAAGGCATGGCCCCCGTGCCGCAGCCGCCTGGAGGCGCTGCTGGTCGAGGAGAGGCGGTCGTACCAGTGGGTAGCCGACTACTACGGGGTGACGCGCCCCGTGGTGACGCGGCTCGCCGAGAAGCTCGGGCTGCTGCGCGAGACCAAGCGGGCTCGGCAGGAGCGCGAGGCCGGGCAGACGGCCAAGCGCACGTGCCTGAACTGCCGGAAGCTGTTCACCAGCCACGGCCCCGGAAACCGCATCTGCGGGCCGTGCAAGGGCCTGGAAGCGTATGCCAGCGGACTGGCCTTCTGATGACCGCCACCGTCCTCCACCTCCCGCGCAGGCCCGTCCGAACCGATGCCATCGTCGAAGCCGCCGTCGCGCGCTCCGAGGCGTTCGTCGCCTGGACGCAGCACCCCTGCCGCCGCTCCCTCTTCGCCTACGTCTGGGCTCACCGCGCCATGCTGCGCGCCCAGCACCGATACGACCACCAGCGCGTCGCCGCCGACATGGCGATGTTCCTGCACAACCTCCGCCTTCAGCTCGAGGAGCCGTGATGGCCCGCATCCGATCCGTTCACCCCGGCCTGTTCACCGACGAGGCGTTCGTCTCGTGCTCCGCCCTTGCCCGCGTGCTGTTCATCGGCCTCTGGACGGAGGCCGACGACCAAGGCCTGTTCGAGTGGAAGCCCATCACCATCAAGATGCGCCTCCTGCCGGTCGATAACGCCGACGTGCCCGCACTGCTGTCGGAACTGGAGGCGGCCAACATGGTAAGGCACTTCGAGCACGACGGCCGCACATTCGGCGCGGTTCGGAACTTCTGCAAGTTCCAGCGCCCCAAGAAGCCGAACGCGGTCCACTTCATGCCATCCGAGTTCCGAACCTACGTGGCTTTAAGCGCCCCGAGTTCGGAACCAGCATCGTCTAAACCCATCATCGGTGGTGAACCGGCGAACGATGATGCGCCGCCGGTTTCGCAAAAGGGGGAAATCGCTCCGCAGATGGAGGATGGAGGAGGGAGAGTAGAGGGAGAGGAAGAAGAAAAGGGGGGCACGCGCGCTGACGCGCGCTCGGCGGCTTATGCCTTCGAGGGGACGGTGATCAAGCTCGACCACAAGGACTATCTGGCCTGGAAGGCCAACTACCGGTTCATCCCCGACTTCGACGCCGAGCTGCACAGCCTGGATGCGTTCTACGCCACGGTGCCGGAGAAGGAGCGCAAGAACTGGTTCGTCCGCGCCTCCACCGCGCTGAACAACAAGCACCAGGAGCACGCCAGCCGCCAGAAACCGGCAGCGAAGCCGCAGCCGCAGCTCCGCGACCTTCTCGCCTCCAACGACAAGTACTGACCGCCATGAGCAACGAATTCCCCGTCGATGCCGAGGAACGCCAGATCTACCGCGATCTGAGCAGCGAGGAGGCGGAACAGGCCCTGCTGGGCGCCCTGCTGACCAACAACGCGGCGTTCTCGAAGGTCTGCACGGTCATCAGCGCAGACGACTTTTACGACCTCGGGCACCAGCGCATCTACGCGGCCATCGCTCGGAAGATCGGCGAGGGGCAGCAGGCCAACCCGGTCACGATCGGGCCTGAGTTCACCGACGACCCCGACTTCACCCAGGACGGTGGCGGGCGCGCCTACCTCGCGTCGCTGGTCTGCGGTATGGTGACGGTGGTCAACGCCAAGGACTACGCCGAGACCATCGCCGACTTCGCCCGCCGGCGCCGCGTCGTCACGGCCGCCTACGACGCCATCGCGGCGGCCGGAGACTGGCAGCGGCCCATCGTGGAGACCGTCGGCGCCACGCTCGCCGACCTGGAGCGCTTGGCGGAGAGCCGGAAGGCGCGCACCGGCGACGCTGTGCTCGACGAGATGCTCGAGGACTGGAAGCGCGACCCGGTGATGTTCTCCACCGGGTTCCCCTGCCTCGACGACGCCCTTGGTGGCGGCCTGATCCCCGGCGAGGTGCTCGGCATCTGCGCGCAGGACAAAGTCGGCAAGACGATGCTCGCCGCGTCAATCAGCCACCACCTGAACGGCCTGGGCGTGTGGCACGGCTACGCGGCGCTGGAGATGGGCGGGACGCAGATCGAGCGCCGCCACATCGCCCGCGACGTCGGGATCGGCACGTCGAAGCTGCGCGGCCGCGTCGATGCCGATGTCATCGCAGCCGTCGCGCGCTACCGGCTCGACCGCAAGTCCCGCGTCGTCTACCTAGACCTGCCCGGCGCCACCGTTGACGAGCTGCGCGCCGAGATCGTCGCCGCCAAGGCGCAGCGGAAGATTACCGGCATCGTCATCGACTACTGGCAGCTGGTCAGCGGCGGCAGCGACCGCGAGACCCAGGAGGCGCACCTGTCGCGCGTCGCCAACTGGATTTCGACGCTGGCGAAGCGCCTGGACCTGTGGGTGATCCTGCTGGCCCAGCTCAACGACGAGGGCACCGCGCCGGCCTACAGTAAGCGCGGCCTGAACCGGGCGGTTGACCACCTGCTGTACCTGTACCGGGAGGACGGCTCCGAATGGGCGTGGATGTCGCTGAAGCGCAGCCGCCACATGCCGGCCGGCGATATCGGGGGGCCGGACAACCCGTCGCTGCGCATGCGGTTCCCCGGGCCGTACTACCAGGACTGCGGCCGGCCGGCCAACGACGACGAGCGCCAGGCGCAGAGGGAGATGGCGGGGTGATGCGGATGGTGCTGGTGCCGGTCGATCTCGAGGCCGCTAACAACTTCGTGGGGCGGCTTCATCGACACCACAACCCTGTGCAGGGACACAAGTTCAGCCTGGGCGCCGCGCTGTCTGGCGAACTCCTCGGCGTCGCCATCGTCGGCCGCCCTGTTTCCCGCATGCGCGACGATGGCTTGACGCTCGAGGTGACGCGGCTGTGCACCGTCGCCAAGCGACCGATACCGGGCAAGGTCAATCGCAAGGGCGAACTGTGCTTCTACAACCCGTGCAGCTTCCTCTATGGGGCCGCGCTGCGTGCGACTTTTGCTCTCGGCTATCAGCGCCTCGGGACGTACACGCTGCCCAGCGAGGGAGGGGCCAGCCTACGTGCCTGCGGGTGGCGGCTGATAGGCGAGCGTGGCGGCGGTTCGTGGAGCCGCGACAGACGACCGCGGAACGACAATCATCCAACCGAGCCGAAGCTGCTGTGGGAGCGGCAGACCGCCTGACCACCGAGCGCCCCGCCCGGCGCTGGATCAGCGGGGCGGGGTGTGGCTCTTCTCCAGCCGGCCGCACCACGCGAACAGCTTCTTCCGCTGCTCTGGCCGCATCAGGTCCCACGCCTCGCACAGGATCGGCACCTTCGGGTCCAGCCCGAACCGCCCGCACTCCCACCCGCTGACCGTCGTCGCGCTGACCTGGAACAGCGTGGCGGCCTGCGGCTGCGTCATCCGGTGGCGCGCACGCCACGCCTTGAAGTCGTCCGGCGTCATGCGCGGACTGTAAGTCACTCGTACCCTGCACCAAACGCACGCGGGTACGAGTGACTTTCCCCCCTCGTGAGTCACTCGAAGTTGGGCCGCTCACCAACCCGTTGCGGCGCCTGCTCCGATTGCATGCCTCTTGACACGCTCCCAGCCCCACGCGCACCCTCGCGCGCCCGTCTCCCCCACAGCACCCGCTCACCAACCCGCCCGTGCGTTGCCACCGCGCCCCGCACCGCCGCAACCTCGCGGCATGAGCGAACACGCCACCGCCACCACCTCCGAGCGCCTCGACCTCCCCGACCACGCGCCGGCCGCTCAGCCCGTCGCACCTCCCGCCACGCGCGCCACCACCTACGACGCCGACACCGTCACCGCCATCCTCACCGACATGGCGAGCGGCAAGAGCCTCCGTAAGGCCTGCGAGGCGCACGGCATCCCCCACAACACGCTGTTGCGATGGGTGCGGGACAACACGCCCCCCGGTATCACGGACCAGTACGCGCGTGCGCGCGAGCAGCAGGCCCACGCGCTGGCCGACGGCGTGGTCGAGATCGCCACCAGCGAGGACGCGAAGGCCGATCCGAACCTGCTGCGGGTGCGCCTGGACGCAGCGAAGTGGGCCGCGTCGAAGATCCTGCCCAAGGTGTACGGCGACCGCATCGACGTGAACGCCAACGTGAACAGCAACGTGCGCGTCGGCTGGGTGATCGACCTCGCCCCGCCGGACGCGCCGATGATCGAAGGCACGGCTGTCCATGTGGACGAGGGGCAGCAGCCGTGAAACCCCAGGCGCCGCAACGCCTCCAGCTCTGTACAGCGTCGTCAAACCGTCGTTTGCACGCCGCGCTTCAACTGTACAGTCCTCGCTGGGGCCACCACGGGCGCCGCACGGGCCGGGTGGAGGCGGGCCGACGGGGCGGGGGTGGGGTCTGCGCGGCGGCACCGCGGCGGCACCCCCGGGGGAAAAACCCGCGCGCCCCTCACCCTGCGGGGCATCCCCACACAAGTTTGCCCCACCCCATGAGCCGCAACAATCTTTCCGGTGGTTGGTGATGACGACGGACGCGCGACAGGCGATTGCGGAGGGTGCGAGCGTCTACCGGCCGGACGGGGAGACGCTTCGGCAGTTCCTGCTGAACACGACGGCGCTGCTGCTGTGCATCCAGGGGCCGGAAGGGTCTGGGAAGTCCACGGCGTCGGCCATGAAATTGTGGATTTCGTCGATCCGGCAGGAGCCCCAGAAGGACGGGATCCGGCGGACGCGGCATCTGGTGGTGCGCAACACGTTCAACGACCTGAAGCTGACGACGGTGCAGACGTGGAAGGCGCTGTTCCCGCCGGACGTGTACGGGCAGTTTCTGGACACGGCGCCGTTCTGCCACAAGATGCGGGTGGGCGACGTCGAGTGCGACGTGTGGTTCGTGGCGCTGGATGACGAGGCGGCGCTGAAGAAGGTGCTGTCGCTGGAGTTCACCAGCATCTGGGTGAACGAGGCGCGCGAGCTGCCGCGGCGTGTGATCGGTGGCCTGTGGCGGCGCCGCGGCCGGTACCCGGCGGTGCGCGATGGCGGGGCGACGTACCCGATCATGATCCTGGACACGAACGCGCCGGCGGACAACCACTGGATCCCGATCATGCGCGGTGACGTGCCGATGCCGTCTGGGCTGTCGGAGGACCAGCGGAAGGAGCTGGAGAAGCCGGAGGGCTGGGAGTTCTGGAACCAGCCGGGCGGCTTGATCGAGGTGACGGACGAGAACGGCAACCACGTGCGGTTCGAGCCGAACCCGGCGGCTGAGAACACAAAGTGGCTGCCCGAGAATTTCTACATGGAGGCGGCGCGCGGCCAGACGATCCACGACGTGCGGATCGCGCTCTGCAACAAGCTGGGCCGGTCGCGGTCGGGCAAGCCGGTGTTCCCGATGTTCCGGCCCGACCTGCACATCGCGAAGCAGCCGCTGCAGGCGGTCGAGGGGCACCCGATCCTGGTGGGGGTGGACTTCGGGCTGACGCCGGCGGCGGTGTTCGGGCAGCACATCATGGGGCGATGGCTGATCCTGCACGAGCTGGTGGCGGAGGAGGATGCCGGCATGGGCGCCGTGACGTTCGCGCCGCTGCTGAAGGCGGAGCTTGCGTCACGGTTCCCGGGCTTTAAGTACAGCCTGTTCGGCGACCCGGCGGGCGACCAGCGGGCGCAGAGCGACGAGCGGTCGCCGTTCATGATCTTCCGGGCGTGCGGCCTGCCGATCCAGCCGGCGCCGACGAACGACGCGACGCTGCGGAAGGAGGCGGTGGAGGCCGAGCTGTCGCGCCTGGTCAACGGCTATCCGGCGCTGCTGATCTCGCCGACCTGCGTCCGGCTGAACGCGGCGATGGAATGGGGATACCGGTACCGCAAGATGAAGCTGGCGGGCGCCGACCGGTACACCGAGGAGCCGGTGAAGGACGAGCACAGCCACGTGGCCGACGCGAAGCAGTACCTGCTGATGGGCGGCGGCGCCGGCCGGTCGCTGCTGACCGGGGCGTCGGGGCCGAAGAAGCCGGTGAACACGAAGGTGGCGAGCAGCATGTTCCGCCAGCCGTCGCGCGACGCGGCCCTACGGAGGATCCGCTGATGGTGCGGTCCTGGTGCGTGGCGTTCGTGGATGACCCGCGGCAGCCGCGGCGGTGGTGGGACGTGCTGTTCTGTGCGCACGGCTTTCGGCACGTCGAGGTGTGGGGCTGGGATGCCGATGTCGGGGCCTGGGTGGTGTACTCGGTGTTCACCGACCGGACGCACATCACGGTGTTGCCGGACGGCGAAATTGCGAATTCTGTGATTGGCGGAATCTGCACCGTCGCATCGGCGGTGCTGCGGTGGGAAGTGCGGCCAGACGCGCAGCCGGCCGGGCTGTTCCGCCTCGGGATGTGGTGCGTCCCGGCGGTGAAGCACCTGCTGGGCGTGCGGTCCCGTGCGTTGTCCCCCTACGCTCTCTACCGCGACCTTCTCCGCCAGGGCGCCAAGCGCGCCGTGGAATACGAGGAGATCGCGCGCCGTGGGAGGATCATCGCCCAGCCCGCCGGCCACTGACCCGGCCGTCGAAGAGGCCAACCGCCGCGAGCGCGAGCGCGCCGAAGCCGACCGGCGCGCCGCGACGCAGGCCCAACTCCAGGCCGAGACGAACACCCAGAACGCGCGCTTCGGCCGCCGCTCGCTGCTGTCGTCCGGCACCGTCGGGTTCGGCGGCACGCGCTCGATCCTCGGGGGCGGGTGATGGCTGAAAAGAACGGGCAGTGGGGCCAGTCGGTGAAGAACGACTTCATCGACCTGTTCTGCGGGAAGCTCCTGGGCTCCGGCATCGGACGGCAGGTCTACGAGCTGGCGACCGATCCGACGAAAGTCGTCAAGGTCGAGACGGCTTCGCACTCGTTCCAGAACGCGGTCGAGTGGGAGGTGTGGCGGGAGGTAAGCGACACGAAATGGGCCAAGTGGTTCGCGCCGTGCCGTTTCATCAGCCCGTGCGGCATCGTGCTGATCCAGGACCGCACCAAGCCCTTCGACGTGGACCCGACCGAGGTCCCGGATTTCTTCACCGATCTCAAGCGCACGAATTACGGCCTGATCGACGGCCAGCTGGTCGCCCACGACTACGGCCGGAATCTGCTGGTCTCCAACGGCCTGCGACGCGTGCGCATGAAGAAGCCTGAATGGTGGGATGCGGCATGAGCACGAAGCCGAACGACGCTCTGAAGGAGTTCCGCCAGCACCTCGGCCGCGCCGAAGTGGACAAGACGCGCCTGCAGGCTCGGCACGCCGACATCTACCGGCTGGTGTTCCCCCATCGTCACGTTCAGGGCGGCAGCGACCCGCAGGACTCGCTCGATGAGATCTTCGATTCGACGGCGATTGACGCGTCGGCGGACTTCTCCAGCGACATGCTGAACGCGTTCACGCCGCCCTTCACCTCGGAATGGGTCAAGCTGACCCCGGCCAAGCACCTGAAGCTGGACCCGGCGCAGGAGCGGGCGGTTGAGGCCGCCATCGCCGAGTACAAGAACACGCTGTGGGAGGCCATCGCCGAATCGAACCTCACGCAGGCGGCGCGTGAGTGCTATCGCGACCTCGCCACCGGCACGATGGCGATGCTGATCCAGGATCCGCACCCCTCGCTTCCCATTGAGTGCACGTCGATCCCCATCAGCGACCTCTACCTGGAGCGCGGCCCCGGCGGCTGCGTGGATGGCCGGTTCCGCAAGTTCCGAGTGCGCGCGGAGCTGATCCCCGTCATGTGGCCGGGCGCGACCGCCCCTGAGCGCCTGAAGGGCGACGTCGAGGTGGATGTCACCGAAGGCATGTGGCGCGACTGGAGCGACCGCGGCACCGAGCGGTGGAAGCTGATGGTGGTCGAAGGCCGCAACGTGCTGCTGCGCGCCGACTACCAGGGCGCCGGCTCCTGCCCGATGATCGTCTGCCGCTGGGACACCGACAGCACGACGGCTTGGGGCTTCGGCCCGTTGTACAACGCGCTGGCGGACATCAAGACCGTCAACAAGCTGAACGAGCTGGTGCTGCGCAACGCCGACCGGGCGGTGGACCCGGTGACCGCCTACGACGATGACGGCGTGATCGACGTGTCGCAGGGCGTCACCGCCGGCACCTGGATCCCGCGCGCGGCCGGCTCGAAGATCGACGTGCTGGACACCACCGGACGATTCGACATCGGGTTCATGGAGCAGGAGCGGCTGCAGCACGCGATCAAGCGCGCGCTGTTTCAGGACAAGCCGGAACAGCTGGGGCGGACGCCGCCGACCGCCACGCAGTGGATGGACATGGCGCAGGAAACCGCCCGGCGCATGGGCGCCCCCGCCGGCGGCATCGTCACGGAATGGCAGTTCGGGATCATCCGCCGTTTCGCGTTTCTGCTGGAGAAGCGCGGCAAGCTGCCGAAGGTCGAGCTGGGCAACAAGGGACCGATCGCGCTGGTGCCGACGAACCCCTATGCACGGTCGCAGGAGCAGGAGCAGGGGCTTCGGCTGAAGGCGGTGGCGGCTGAGGTGTCGCAGCTCGCCGGGCCGCAGCAAACAGCGCTGATTTTCGACTGGGCTGCTTACGCCGCGGAGCGTGCGCGGCAGGAAGGCATCGAGAAGCCGCCGATCCGCACGCAGGAACAGATTCAGCAGATGGTCGCGCAGGGCATGCAGCTGGCGCAACAGGCCGGCATGCTGCCGGGGCAGGGGGGTGGGCAGTGAACTGGGGAGACCTCGACAAGCCGAAGGGCCGGCTGACGCCGCAGCAGGCCGAACAGCAACGTCGCCTCGACCTTCTCTTCGGCCGCGTGTTCGGCACGCCCGATGGGTTGGAGGTGCTGGCGCTGCTGCGATCCGGCACCGTGGAGCGCATGGCAGGCCCCGACATTTCGGAGCGTGCGTTGTACCACCTGGAGGGGCAGCGCCAGCTTGTCCGCGTCATCGAACAGCGGACTGCCAATGGACGCGATCAACACCCTTCCGAGCTGCGCCGGTCGTACCCGGCCCTGGTGCGCCGCTCCGACGACTGACCTGGGGGCGCGCTGATGCTGCGCCGCTGGTCATTCCTCCCCCTGCGCAGCCCGGATGGCGGTGGCGGCAGCCCCACGCCGGACCCGGCGCCCGCTCCGACCCCGGCACCCACGCCGGAGCCGAGCCC